CTGCCATGGGCGGAAGATGGTCACACCGTCTACTGCTTCAACGCGGACTCCGGCAATCATGGCGAATATCACATCAAGATGAAGCATGAGAACATTCACTACGTCAACATGTGGATTGACAAGGATTTCATCACCAAGTGTGAATTGCTCGGCCTGCCTCCGGCGCAGATGGTTATCGGATTCCCTGATTGCACGCTGTTCTCTCAGTCTGGATCACAGCATGAGCGCAGTGATGATGAACTGGCGTACGCCTTGGCTAATGCGAAGCTCGTCGAGGAAGTCGGCAATCACTTCCAGGCACCCTGGATGGTCGAGAATCCGGTAGGCAAGCTGTCAAGCCTGTGGCGCAAGCCTGACTTCTACTTCAATCCGTATGAGTACGGAGGACTCATGAAGGCTCACGATCTGCCGTACCACGAAAAAATGCCGAAATACGACGGCTACACGAAGAAAACTTGTATATGGCATGGTAACGGATTCGTTGAACCAGTGAAGAAGCCTGGCCCGATTAACATTGGATTCTTTTGGGGATGGAAGTACCTAGGCGGGAAGTCTGCTAAGACCAAGCAATTGAGATCACTCACTCCACGCGGATTTGCGCGCGCCGTATACCTGGCGAATCATTTAACCAAATAGCACGAATTGCTAAAGCCCTTCGGGGCTTTTCCTGTATATTCATCTCATCGAAACGAAACACACTAAAGGAAAATAATCATGGCTACCACAATTACCAAAAACTTCGTTACCTCCGACAACCGCCTTCTGAAAGCTCGCGTGAAAGATGAGGTAGAGCAAATCAAGGTTGATGGCAAGTGGGTTAACCTGGACGTCAAGGGCCGCTACATTAAGACCAAAACCCTTTACGTGACGAAGATTAATCACAAGTCTTCCGTTAAAAAAGACTTCACGCAAGGTAAACGCTATCAGGTTGACATGCACGCAGGACTCGGTAGTAACGCTGGTTACATCTTCGACAACGAAGGCGTAGCCTGGCAATTGTACCGCTCGGATGATGTCGGATTCGAAACAGTATGCGGAACTTACCGATTTGAGGCGGCGTATAAATAAGTAGCATTTTCTGGCAAGCGGTTTTACCATAGGTGCGTTAACATTAGCGCACCAACTAAGGAGTTATTTTAATGTTTGATTTCAACGAAGATAAATTGTCAATCGATCAGGTCATGGCTGTAGCCGCTGCCGATAACCTGCCACCTTTGCGCGTTGCCATCAATGCGAACGGATACAGGCAGAGCCAATCATTCTGGAAAGCCCCAACAGAAATTGACTCAGGCGGTGACAAGTATCCGGTTATCTCACTTGGTAACGATTATGATGTCGTTGGTAAGCTGTCAAGCAATGCCGCTCGTTCAGTTCAGTTCCCCGAGTCGTCCGCTTACATGCATTTCCTCGGATGCATATCAGCCGCCATGCTGGGCCGATTTACGGTTGAGTATCATGGAACACAACAGCCGACCGCTCTTTACGTCGTAACCAGTCAGCCACCATCGACAGGTAAATCAGCCATCAACTCACTTTCGCTGGCCCCGATGATCGCAGAGACTGAGAGACTCAACGAGATACGAAAGCGTGACCGCAAGAAGATTATGGCTAAGCTCTCCGCTCTATCCAAGGAGATGAAGCAGGAGAAATCACCGTCTGACATGGCGGCGCTGTTTGAGGAAAAAGAAGAACTGGAAGAAAAACTGGAGCGACTTTGTGACATCGTGTTCCCCGTATCCGACACCACGCCGGAAGGTCTTGCGCGAATCAACAACCGCCAGGGCAACTTTTCAGTGATCTCGGATGAAGCAACGAGCGTGAACTCACTGTTAGGCATGACCTATGGTGACGGCTCAAAGAAAACGAACAGCGAGCTTGTGCTTAAGGCGTGGGATGCTGGTAACGTATCTATCGCCCGTGCGAACGCAGACAATAACATGAGCTTCATTGCGATGGGCTGCATATCTGTAATTGCACAGGATGAAACGATAAACGCGATCATGAACGCTGGCGCGCGTGGTATCGGTGTATCCGAGCGTTTCCTGCTTGTGCGTGAGAAGTCATTCCTTGGTGAGCGTGTGTTCGTAGATGAGAAAGGCGAATCAACATATGAGCCGATTGATGGCGGACTCAAGGCGGACTACTTCCGCCTGGTCCATGAGATCATGAGCGAGCACGAAGTCAACCTGACAGTGAGCACGTCGGCGATGAAATATCTCAACCGTGCGCGTCAGGATATGGAACCTCACCTTGCGGACGGCGGGAAGTATTCACACACAATGCTTCGCGGCGCGCTGGGTAAGTTCGATAAGCAGGCTATCAGGATCGCGGCTGTTATTCACACTGTGCGTAACTGGTTTAATCCCAATGGCGGGAGTCCGCAGAAGTCCAGAGAGATTGAGCTTGACACAATGCAGGAAGCGGTAATTATGTTCCAGGAACTGAGTAAGACTTATCTGTCATCTGCAAACGCTGCTGGTCATGCTGGTGACCATGCGGAGATGAATAAGCTGATCGATATTCTGATCAAGCAAGGTAAGAACGGGAAAGGCGTTGTAGGTGTCCGATCCCTATATGAAGCGGCTCGTAAGGTTAAGCCATTCGAGGGCCAGGCTGGCGTAATGACTCGAATCAAAGACCATCTGATCCCTATGCTTGATGAGAAAAACTATACGTGCCTGATTGGTGATAAAATTTACATTAATCCGCGACTGCTGGGGTAAATTATGTTTCTTCTGGACCTGTACCGTTTTTGCGAAGGCTATGAAAAATTCAACCGTCAGCACCTGGCGGTATTCATATACAAGCATAGGGAGTGCGAGCGACTGGCGAAGGCCGCCGGAGTTACGCCTCGCTACTTCGCATCATCAGCATCAAAGGAGTTCATCGCAAGATGCATGGGCGAAGGATACCTTGACGGCGTGAACAACTGGTACTGGTCCAAAGGGGCGCAAAAAAGGCCATTTGAATTTCATTTCAGGTGCTATGGCGGTGAGAACGATCGCTATACATGGGAGATGATGAACATAGAGAAGATGAGCGATGAAGAGTTATTCGGAAAGCCAGGTAGTAATCGACGCGATAATCAGATGCAGTTCTGAGAATGGCATTAGTGAGGACGGGCTTAACCAAGCCCTTCTCTCAATGCTTAACTCATCCATGCGCGCAGGACGACGTGATGAGCATACGTTGTGCAATAATGAAGGTGAATTGTTGCTACTGGTGCAAAGATTTGGATAAAAAAAGGGAGCCTTTCGGCTCCTTTTATTTTTTGCGTCGTTCCAGCCAAATTGAAAGAGCAATCATCAGAATGCCAATGAACAGGAATACCAGTCCGGCAATCAGATTACCTTTCGAGTCATCGTTCCTGATCTCAATCTTATCAGCGATGATGGTGTCAGCCTTGATGCTTGAGGTGCTGACAGACTTCCCGTTTGACGTATCAACCTTTCCTACCTTTGAATCTTTGATAGTGGTGTCGTTTTCGTTTGACTTATCCACCTTTCCGGTAACGCCTACCGTTTGCTTCACGTTCTCAGCCCCAGCCTGCGCACTGATTTCTGGCTTGCTGCCAATTAAACCAGTCAGCGCAGATGTCGCCGAACAACCTGATAACACGAACAAGGCCCACACTACGAAGCCGATAACCAAAGCGCGCTGTAAATTTAGACAACTCATTTCTGTAGCTCCTTAACACAATATTCATATTCGAATGCCCGACGATTCTTAAGCCCCTTGGACCGCTCTTTCTTTCCGGTCTTCGGATTCTTAAAGTAAGTCCAGGCCCATAGCTGTTCGCAAGCTTCAAGTAGTTTACCCTGGTTAGTAAGTCTCAGCATAGTGGAATTACGGTAAGCACCAGTACCAACGTTGAAAGTGAAGCTGTACATTGCCGCACGGAAGTGATCCGGTACGTCAACCTTGATCTGCTTATCAACTTCACGCTTGGCGATGTCGATATGCTTATAAAGCAATGCGTCGCATTCTCTTTTAGTGTAGGTCTTGCCAAGAATAACGTCAGGTCCAGTGATGCCAGCGCACACCGTCCATACTCCGGCAATATCCTTATATGGCTTGTACTCAACGCCTTCAATCTTTTCAACAAGTGAAGGCGTTAGCGATAAAGCTACACCAAAAGAAATACTAGCAAGCGTCCTGTTTACGCTCATCATTATTTACCCCTTAGTTTAAGCGCCGTCGGCAAGTCTCCTGAGTCAAGCGCCTGACGAATGGCTTTGCTATCCTGATATTTCCAGTAAGCACCCCAAATGCCAAAACAAACGAACAGGATGAACGTCGCCCCCGCGATCGCCAGTTGGCCCGTCGCAGCGCCAGCGAAAGATGCTCCGCCAGTGCCAGCTGTTACAGTGTTTAATACCTCTTTCATATGATCCACCATTTATGTAATTGTCAATATCTCAGTTAGTAAAAAACATAATACATTAGCACGGTATGAAAAAGAAGCGCAAAAAAAGGGAGCCTAAAGGCTCCCCGTGCGTAACGTTATGTTTTTATTGCGCTAGTCAGCGATAATAAATTCAACCAGCGCACCATCAATCGGCGCAAAAATCCACGTCATATCGTCGCCGTAAATCTTGTAGTTACCGTCACCTTGATACTCGGCGCTGTACGGATTGTTGACAGTGAAAGGCAGGGTTTTAGATGTGTTCTTAACGCAAAATAATTTAACCATGATTGAATCCTCTTTGAGTGAGATATGAATATAGCGCCTTCCGGCGCTATAGTGTTAGGCAATTCGTGCTATCAGATGTCGCTCATTTCAGGACGGTAAACAAAGCGACCGACTTCGCCGAACTCCTTGGAGTAGACAATTACCGCCGCCTGGCGATATGAGCGCCAACCGCCGCGCGCTGCATAGGCATCTTTCGCGCCCAACTGACCGTGAACCTCATCAATACCCAGCGTGCCTTCTGTGATAGTCTGGTGATGCCAGTGTCCTGAGTGAGTGTAAATATATTTGCTCGTACCGAACTCTTCGCGGAAGTCAGTAGCCATTGCCGCCAGTCGAGTATCAGCTTTCTTCATGGTGTGACCATGAGTGTACCCCAGCAATGTCTTACCCCACTTGGTACGGTGAAGAATCATAGGAGACGTATCAACCGTTACGCGCAACTCATCTTCAAAGTATGCCGCCATTGCAGCGCGGAGCCAAATCATACCCGCCTGATCATGGTTCCCTTCAATGATCTGGATTTCGACCTCTTCGTGCTTATCCAGCATTAGCGCCACAGCTCGGCGTACGGAACGGATTGCAACGTGAACTAGCTTGGCGTATCGACTATCCTGATCCAGTACGTGACCGCTTGCAGGCGTTACTGCGTCCAGGCCATCAGAGTGAAGGAAGTCACCGCCGATTAACAGGACTGCTTTCTTAGCATTCGGAGATACGCCGACAGAATAATCAAAGAAGTTTTTCAGTACTTTCTCTGAGATGTCGGTGCTGTAGTTCTCACCGCATTCATGCTTGTGTGCCATCGCGCCAATATGAAGATCGAATACCGGATATAGCGCCAGGAGATTTTCATCGTAGTGAGGTTCGCCAAGGATAGGCTGAGCCGCCGCGCGTGGTAGTTCATCACAGAATGCTTCAATTGCAGCATCCATCATGGCGGCTAACTTTTCCTTGTCC